CATGAGTTGTTCTAAAACAGCCATCTTTACTTTGGCTTTGTTTTCTGAAAATGGGACAGCCAGTGGCTTGTTAATAATCTCCATGATGATTTCAGCAGTCTTCATGGCTACTTCTTTATAGTCTTTATTGTTCATGTCACCCTCGTTGTTGAAACACGTTGAAAATAATCCGTCTGCTGGCCTTTGGTGCCACGGGAAGCAGAGTAGAAAATGCTAGCCAGGATGGCTGCAATACAAATCAGGGTGTAGGTAAATTTTTTCATACTCTGCTTCCTTTCATGGTTTAGGTTTTGGATTGAGATAGTCGTGCTTACCCTTCATACACACAACCACGATTTCATCGGCTGTTGCGTTGTTAGGTAAGGTGATTGGATTAGCCCAACTTGGCCAGAAGATTTCTAGTGCAGCCCCAAGCTTCACAGTAGGGTGCTGAATTTCTGGAAGCTTCTGCCATTGCATACTGAGGATGAGCTCACGATTAACCCATTCAGCAATGTCCGGATCTTCCCGGAACAGCACATAGTTGGCATCGTGAATCATTGCACATGGCTTGATGTCTAACCGGTATGGTGATGCCCATACCTTCTGCATGAAGTCGATCATGGATCGGCTGGTCAACATGCAGTAAGACTGACCCAGTGCATTACCGGCTGTACGACCTTCAGCTGCGGCCTGGTATGGAGTACGAGCTGCACCCCAGATTGTCTGACCCAGCAATGGTGTCCGGACACGCAAGCCAAAGGCCACAGTAACGTGACCAGTGATCGTTGCATCTTTCAACTTGCTTTGCACATACTGGTCAGAGACTACATACATCTGGTGGTAGTTGAGCTCGATGCGCTGAGCTTTCTCTTGTGGCCAACCCAGATTCTTCATCAACGTGTGATGGGTGCCCTGGTAGGTCAATGCGAAGGTTGGGATCTTCGATTCTTGACGTAGATCCTCGTGCGTCTTTTTGATGCTGTTCACTGACACAGGATCGTTCACGTCGATGTGCATTAGCTGGTCGCGGTAATAGTACGCCGCTCGCAGGCAATGACCATCGAAGCCATCGGTATAAACTTTCAGTTTGTTTGGATCCTTGGTAGTCAACGCTGAGATCATGTCTTCAAGTGAATTGAAGTCAGCACCAGCAAAGATCCAGCCAGCTGGACCCATGAAAGCTTCCTTGATCAGCTTAGCGAAGATGGACTTGGCTGGAATGTTCTGCAGGTTAGGGTCAGATGAACTGAGCCGGCCAGAGACCGTACCACCAACGTTGAAGTTCCCATGAAGCCAGACAATACCACTGCCATCACGATCAATGGCTCGTTTGAATGCTGGTACGAACGTAGACAGGATAGTACTGACCTGACTGATACCAATCAGTGCTTCGATCAGCGCTTTGTTAGCTACGCCGATCGGATGATCGAGCAGCTTGGTCAGCGTATCTTCACCGGTGGATGGTAGACCGGTTTCCGTCGTATCTACTACCGGCAGCCCAAGCATTTTGTACAGCAGTATTTGCAGCTGCGGCCCAGAACCAGGGTTAAACACATGCTGAGGGAATGTAGCTCGATCCTTATGCTGAATTTTGTCAGGATTCTTGGCTTTATCACGACGCTCTTCGTAGTCCTTCTGCCACAGCTGCTCTGTCTTCCAGTCTTCAAACTTGGCCACGATCGGTTGTTTACGTACAACCGCCTGGTAGGCAGCATCGATAGCAGTAAGCTTGACCTCAATCTCATCGATCTTGGTCCGACTCATTGGCATACCAGTCAGCTCGATTTGAGTGATTACTTTCTGGCTTGGCATCATAAAGTTGTGATACAGCTCCAGCTGCTGATCAGCCACCATGCGACCCCAGTACTTAGCATGAACGAAGTTGGTAGACAGGCAATCCACACCGTTATACCGAAGCAACTCAGGAAGAGGTATCAGCTTGATATCCTTAATGTCTTCCTTGCCCCAGTTACCGGCGAACTCTTGGGCATTGGCTTTAAGGCCCAGGATATTGCCAGCCGTGCTGTTTGTAGCCAGGTAGGTGATGATCTTGGTGTCGTCAATGCCATGACCATCAAGCCGGTACATGATCTCCAGTCCTTCAAGCAGACCAGCCGTATCGTCTGGAGTCTTCATCCAAAGTGTGTAAATAATCACTTTGACGTCGTAACCAGCACTGTGCCAGATCAGACGACCCTTATAGGACGTGAAAAACGCCTTCAGGGCCGCTCTAACCTCTGGGTTGGGTACAAACCTGCCGTGCTCTTTTCTACGCTCCTCCTGGCCTTGTACGCCAGCCATAGCCATGGTATTCGGTCTGTAATCGCAAGCGAAAGCAACAAACCGGCCAGTATCAGGGGCAAAAGCGATCGTACCGATGCCAGCCTCGTTAAAACGCAGCGAGAAGGCTTCAATGTCGGCAGCCAACACAGGGTAGTCATGCAGAGCTTCTAAGGCCGCCTGGATCGAACTGAGGGCTTCTGGATAGATTTCCTGCTGGATGATCCCGGTACCGGGTGCTTGATAGCCACCAGTGGCATGAGAAGCCAATGCAAACAAGCTGGCATCGAGCTTGTTAAGCAATGAGGGATCGTAGATCAGCTGGTTGTAGTTCAGGCCCAGCACAATTTGCATGTGCTCATAGCCTTTGATACTGCAGGGGAGGACGTAGCCAGCGTGAATGTCAGCCTTGGTTTGGCCAACTAGCACCTTGAAGAAGTTGCTGTCTGAGCAATAGAGATACTCAGTAGAAAGGGAGTTCAGCTCCGGAAGCAGCAACTCAAGGTATTCCTTGATATGCTTCACAGGAGCCTTCCCAAGCGAATTGTACTCCAGTGTAAAGGCGACAACGTTATTCGATGTTAAACCGTGCGCGGCTAATTTTGATACGTAGTTTTTTTGCAACTCAGCTTTCTTGAATGCCGAACCCTTCATAAGCAGGGCGACGCGATACTTGCCGCTGGGTGACGGCTCGAATATTTGATGTCGCATGGAAATTATTCTCCGTCGTTGTCAAGATGTCCCTGGCAAGCCAGAGCGTGGAAAAAACAGCGGCCAAATTCCTCAGCCGCACGAGCATAGGGCAGATTAGACTGCACCTGTTTGCCATAGGTGACCGTAAACAATTTCTTACGGCCACCTGCCTGCTCGACCTTGAGGCCAATTTCAGGCAAGTGCAAGACATTTTTGTTGGCCATTATGTTTCCTTTCTACGTGGTTACCAGGTCAAGGATCATTCGTTTTTTGAGCAACATGATCCAGTTAGCATGAGCAGCCTTGAATTCAGCAATTTTTTCATCACTGAGTTCACGAGGGAAGATTTCACCTTCACCCCAGGGCACTAGGTTTATAGCTCGATGAACACAGTCAGGGAGCAACAAGCGATAGTCCTCTACACTATTACTGGCATTGAGGACTTTGTTGAAGAAGCCGTTCACAAATGGCATCTCGTTGTACTCAATGTTTTGTTTGTCGTCTAACCACTTATCCATGACCGGTTGAAGATCGGCCATGAGACGTTGATTCTTGTAACGTAGTGGATTGGACTCAAAACAGTAGTACTCACCCTTGTAGCTGAATGAGTTGTGAGAGTACCGGCACAGCACCATGTTCTTAGTGCTGATTTCCTGTAGCTTGGTCTGTTCACGACGCTTAGTGTTGGCGTACATGACATGCTCAAGATTGACCTTGATGATCTGCTTAGTTACAGGACTAAGACGGGGTGATGTGCTGGTGTTCATTAGTAAATCGCCCCCAGATATTCACCTACAATGATCACGTTGTCCATCTGAACTTTGTTGATGATCTCAGTGATACTGTTGCAGATCTCATCGTCATTCTGTTCACTGATGTACTGCAGGATTGAATCGTTGTCATTGCCGAGTTCATCAGCAATGGATGGTTTAACTAACACCGCCATGATGCAGTCCATGTCAGTGACCATTAATAAGTACTTTGGCTTTTTCATCCGAAATCCCCGGTAAGGTAAACGTGATATCGAGCGCGTGAGACGCCGACATACAGTAGCCGAGCGATCAAGTCACCCATGTTGCAGCGGCTTACATCATCAAGGTCGATAAACACCTTGTCGTATGTACTGCCTTGGCTTTTGTTAAGGGTTTGTGCGAACGCTGCACGTAAGTCAATCCAGCGATCTTCAATCTCACGCAGCAAGCCGATGTCATCGTGAATTTTGGCATGCTTGACACGTTCGTTCTTGGCCGCCAATGAGCGAGGGAAGAAACAACGATTCATGTAATCGAGGGTCACCCAATTTCCTACAACGTCCTTGTAGACAACTTCATCTTCGATAGTGGTGATGTACACCATCTGATCAGTTTTGATGCCGTTCTTCCCGCATTGGACGAACTTGTTGCAGACCGCATAATCACCTTCGTTGAAATGCGGTGTGCCGGAGATTTGCTTGTTGATCGCATGGTTGTAGTTCAGGACTGTTTCGTTACGCCAGGCCAGCACTTTGCTATCCCGGTGACGCCAATCAGGTCGAGTAAATTCAGCAATGATGAGGTCTTCAAAATTGCTTCGATTGGTATGCACGATGTGATGGCCGTCCGGCGTGAAGTTGGTCCAGATACCAGTACTGACTGTCTCACGGAATTGCGTAGCCAGCTGGATGATCGGATTGCCTTCAGCCTGACGCATGACCTTTTCCAGCTTTGCTGTTTTGAAGCCAGCATTGAATACCGGAGTGCTGCTGTACTTCACTGGCGGGAGCTGTGCAGGATCACCGATGAACATGATCTTGCAGTTGGTCGTCTTCGCAAAAATGATTGACAGCAGGTTACTGTCGATCATGCTGGCTTCATCAATGATCAGGATGTAGCCATGCTCAGGTGTATTGTCCCGAGGGATCAATTCGCTTTGACCAGTGCGAGGATCCTTAGACACACGCAAGCCAAGAAAGCTATGAATGGTCCGTACTTCCTGGCCGGTGATTTGTGCCAGTGCTTCGGCCGCCTTGTTAGTGGTGGCAGTAAGCTGTACCTGGTACTCGAACATGGATGGGTTCACGACTTTGGCCATCTTCAAATACTTTGGCATGTTGTCCATTAAGGACTTGACCAATGTGGATTTGCCAGTGCCGGCGTATCCCTGCAAGACAAGTACCTGCTCTTGTGGGCTGAGCAGGAAATTGATGAACATGTCCTTAGCCTTTTCCTGGTCCTCGCTCAGTGTGAAGGTTGCAGGTTTTGGTCCGTCTTGAGGTGTTGGTGTATCGTTGATGGAATCTTCATCGTCATTATCGAAGTCATCATGGGTATATGTGCTCATGTGTTCTTATTCCTTGGTTTGAGTGGTTTCTTTACCATGCAGGTAAATTAACCAGAGATCTATTTCATCTACATTAGGGGTTACTTTTTCACCCCATTCATTTAATGTTGCACGTTCAATAGCCGCATTGCAGTACACGCAATCTAATGAACCCCATAAAAGTTTAGTAAGGCTGCCTGTGTCATTGCAATGAGCGCATTTCATGTCTATTCCTTGTCGAACGTGTTGTAATGAACGACCTTACCGAATGGTGCTGTCCAACCTGGATTGTCATGGATCATCCACAGCACGTTGACACCTTTGACTTCGGCACGATCATGTCTGAAGCCACCATCACTGAAGACCATGGCTACCTTGGGTTTGGTCTTTTCGATGTGGTCCAGTACGTCAGTAATGTTGGTACCACCGCGGCCATGGAATTCCACATTGGCCAGGTCCATAACGTTCTTGACTGTCGTGATCGACTGGATGCAGGTATCGAACTGGCCAAGCTCAATTTTCTTGGGCATCATCATCTTCAAGATGCCATGCAGCTCAGAGATGAAGCGAAGAAAGTCAGCATCGGTTTCTGATCCGGAGATATCAACCCAGGCTTGGAAGTCGACCATGGCGCCTTCACTCCACAACGATGGTAGGTAATACTGTGGGAAGAAACGACGGTTGGGCTTTTTAAAGCTGTAGTCGTACTTGCCGAGTTCCTTTAGCCATTTGCGAAGGATCTGCTGCCATGGTAATTTTGGATTGAGCAGCTTATCGAGATAGAGTTCAATCTCACCAGGGATGCTGCCAGGTGAGTCACCTTGCATGCGTGACTCAACTTGTGCACGGATGAGGATGTCATCCAACGCACGCTTGACATCAGCTTTAGACATCTGGTTACCATCAGCACCAGCTTCATCACCAGGATCACGAATGTCTTCCATATCGCCAAGAGCTGGTGGTGGTAAACCTTGATCTTGTTCATCCATGAGAGTCTTGTAGACCTGTTCAGTAGCCAGGCCAATGAAGCGATCATCAGCTAAGCCGATCGGTGGCATGGTGAACCCTTGAGCTTTCAGCATCAAGTTGATGACATGATCGGCAGCCGCATTCCACATGCGATGGTCACGCGTACCTTTGCGGAAAGGATCAATGTGCATATAGGCTGGATGGCAGCACTCATGTACAAGCACAAATACACGCTCCTCCGGAGTAAGCCAAAGAAAGAAATGAGGAGAGAATCCCAAACGCAGACCAGTGGTCCATGCAGTCTGGCAGCTCTCATCCCACATGAATTTCATGCTGAACAGGATCGTTGTGAAGAACGTGCTGTTCGCGTTGACCATCAGCGCTACTTTCGCCTTGTCGAGTAGCTTGTTAAGTGCTGGATAATCGATCGGCGTTGAGCGGTTGATTGATTCATAAGGGGATCGCATAATTTCCTCTGGGTTAGTGGATGTAAATTCAGGGTCACCGAGCGCGGTGACGCGCCTTAATACCCTGGAAGATGTTGACCTGGAAGCATGGCTTCAACGAGGGGAACGCGCAGGTCCATATCATCGTCAAAATCACGGTCATTCTCAGCAAGATATTCAGCCAAACGCTCAGCACGAGCTGCGTGATAGTCAGCTGTGAGCTTGTGTGTCTTCATTCGGAGATCGGCATATTCTGCCATGGAAATACACTGCAAGTGAGCCAGTTCTGCATCTTTCAATTCAGCCTTGGCCATCTGAATTGGTGTGGCTTGAAAGCGCTGCAGAAATCGCTGAAACCAGGAAAGGGATTGTCCGTACATTGTGATACTCCATAAATGGAAAAGGCCGCATCAGCGGCCAGTTTGGGGGTTAGTGGGCGCTTACTTATTCTTTGGATGCAAACTGTCCTGGAACATGTTGTGCAAATCCAAAGCCTTCTTTGTGGGATTAAGTTGGGTGGCTTCACGCATTGCGACTTGGTGCTCGTGCCAGCTCATGCCCAGGATCTGTTCGATCTTGTTGAGTGCACGATTCATGGCTACACCGCCGTGCTTACGTGCGTCGAGGTCCAGATAGTAGCTGGTGATAACGGCTTTGATGCCTACCAGGATGCGTGCGTTTTCATCAGGTGATTTGCGACGCTCGGGGATGTTGTCAGTGCTCATGCTGTAATTTCCTCAAGAGTGACTGGATGGAGGTCACGACCAAATAATTTAGCCTTACCTCGCAGTGTATTTTCGCTATGCGTTACTGGCTCAAGATGAGCCGGATTGATGCAGCAACGTGTGCGGCAAAGGTGATCAAGAAGATGGTCTTCCGGAATAGGGCCAATACAGGCTTCATAACACAGCCGATGGGCCATCTTCTCGCTGCCCTCGTAATGCATACGGCCGTAGCCGTTGCGATTGGTACGAGCAACCCACACCCAGCACTCTCCCAACGGTGCAATTACGAGAACAGGGGTGATACGATCGAGCAGCTTTTCGATGACCCCTTCTACGTGCTTAACGCCGAGAGAGAGTGGATGAGTGTGGTTCATGGTGATCCTATTTGTTGATGATGATTGTGACGTGGATGATCTTGGAGATCATGTAGCCAATGCCGGCAATCTTATGATGATAGTCGGTGCCCATCATATAGCGCATATGAGCCATGGTGACCCGAGCTAATGATGTGCCGTCGTTGACGAAGCCAGGAAGGAAATCAATCTGCGCATGCTCCGGCTTATCACCGACGTACATGGCTTCAACGATCCTGGTGTACACGTTACCCTTCAAGAAAGCCTTGGGAATTTCGTCCAACGGAGGAAGTAAACGATCTGTTCCACGGATGAATTCTTCATTGGTAATCGAAGCGATATCCTCCTGTGTGATCGACCAGGGCTTCTTTTCTTTTGGTTTTTTCTTGGACATTAGAAAAGCTCCTCAGCGTGCATGGCTAGCCACTTCTGCATGTCTGCGTCGTTGACCATGGAGTTGTTACGGGCCAGTGTCATCCGTACACATACAACCTGGAATTCCAGAGGCATACGCTTAATGAACTGGAGCAGGCCACCGATGTTAATGGCCGTAGCATGGTGAGCAATGCTCCCACACATGGCAAATAAGATAGAAGGCTCACCAGGTACACGAATAGCACCCGGAGCCATGAGTATGTCGTGGATCGATGGTAGCTTGTCGAAGATGTCGCAGAACGTCAGGAATGGCCGTGCCACACCTTCGGTAATACAGCCGGCCAGTAACGACAGGGTATCTTCATCTTTCACGTCATACTTGCTGATGATGCGATTGGCGAATTCCCAGGTACGTGGCGAGCTATAGGTACGATCGCTGTGGTCTGGCTTGAACGAGTACAGTGCCGATGGTTGTGATTCCAGATAGCTCTGGATGCGATAGTCGATGCCTGCAGGACCAGCCCACTTGATCCATTCAGGTAGATCAACCATGAGTTCAAGGTGCATGATCCGGGACTGCAGTGCAGTACTCATCTGTTCAACGATGGCACCATCAGTTTCCAGGTTACCTGCACAGACCACAGCCACTTTTTCATGGAGATGGTATTTACCGACCATGCGATCAAGAACGATCTTATACGCTGCAGCTTGTACTGCAACACTGGCTGAGTTGAACTCATCCAGGAACAGCAGCCAACCAGCATAGCGTTCAGGGCGCCCATCAGTGCCCAGAATCTCTTTGCCTTCTTTATCCAGCTTAACCGGATAGGAATCACCAGCAATGGGGAATGTCTCCATTGGTGTGTAGCCAGCACGGTTGATCGCAGCAATGATCTGTGGAAAGCCCAGCAAGTCAGTTGGATCGCACTGTGACAAGCGCAAGTCGATCAGCATCAGGTTGTAGTCCTTTGCGATCTGGTGCACGATGCCTGATTTACCAATGGCTGGTGAGCCATGGATCATAGGTACCAATTTACATGAAATAGCTTTGGTTACCATGCGTACAGCTTGACTGATTTTTACGCGCAAGCGTGGGTTTGCTCCAACATCGGGAGCGTAGTTCTTAGCCATGGGGAATTCTTTCTTGGATTGGTTTTAATTGCCACCAGCAGTGATGCTGATGTACTCTTCGCCAGGTTCAAGGTCGAATGGACCTTCATCACTGACTTCGTTGGATACGTGAGCCGATGAAAGCAAGCCACAATCACCACTGGCGCTATGACGATAGAACACTTGCTTCTCGTGGTGGCCTTGAGCAACGAGCATGTTCAATTGTTTGATAAAGTCTTTCAGTTTCATGATTTCTTCCTTGGTTTAGCAGTTAAGTAGATAGTGTTTATTACCAGGGTAGTCGGGGCAATCACAGCCGTTTGCCAACCCACACCGGAACGCCTTATCTTCAGACAATGCCCATTTTAAATTTGCACCAGCAGGATTTTCTTTGTTCATACGTTGAACTGCTTTATCCACTGGTAAAGACGTGCAGATGCTGGCACAAACCAATCCAATGGAGTAGGCTTCAAATTTCATAGCTTTTCTTTCTGGATGTAGGTAAGACCAGGTTCAGCATTGCTTGTTGCTTCTTCTGTGTTTTAATAAGCCGCTTGAGTCGACTATTACGGGTTAATTTGACATCACGACGCATTAAATGCTGAATCGCGCTATTTACTTCATTGGGTAGTGTTGGAATACCCATGATGCTTATTGAGCTTCATCCATCAGCTCAAGAAGAGCTTCATTGACACATTGATCGTATGTAGTCATTACGTCATTCTTACCCCAACCAGTTTTTGTGGCCAGCTTTGCCAAGAACTTGGCGCGGATCAGTGCAATCAGTTTTGTGTTCATGATTTTTTCCTTGGTTTAGCTTTTGCAGGAGTCGACCTGATAAAGCAGACTATTGTGGTAGGTCATCAACAAAGCGTTGACGGCATTTGGTGTAGTGATAGGTAACTGGCTGACAGCCAGGTCCACTACAGACTGAAGGCTTTGCATGGTAGGAAAGAGTCCCATAACCGTGCTACGAAGTATCGGCTGTGCTTCTGGAGTTGTTGGTGCTACACATTCACCACTGATCAGAGCACGGATCATGTTCAGCTCTGAAAGCTTCACAGGTGTGTAATCACCCGAATTCATACTGGTGATCAAACTATCAAGCATGATCAATGCTACTGAGATTTGTTTTACGTTGATGTTCATGTTAGTTGGTTCTTTACTAGGATTGAATAGGTTAGTGGATTACTTCAAGTGATCTGATCATCATCAGTGAGGTGTATTTGTACCTGTTCAAGATACGCATGACCTTAGTAACACCTGCTTCTTCAAGCACTCGGCCGATCGTGCGAGGACTCACACACAGGAATCTAGCGAGCTCTTTGATAGACTTAGGACGATAGATCGATGTATAAATGGTAACAACTGCCCGTTTTTGGGCGTCGTTTAGCTTACGGACGGGCATGATGGTTCCTTGTTAGTTTACCGGTTGTATATAGTAGGAAAATCGAATTTCCGACCACTTAGATTATCGGTTTAGAAGTTTTACTTGTTTCGGTTCACACTTCTCATACGACCCTTAAAAGACTGTCTTGGGGCTGCATAGTTCTTTTTTGATAATGGTTTGGGATGCCATGGATCACCTGGAGGTGCATCCACAAAACAAATTGGATCAGGTACACACAAAGCTAACGAAGCGGCAATCTGTTCAATGTGACTTTGTTTACCATAGCGACCCAAGAAGAAAAGATCTTTTTCCGCTCTTCGCCGAATAACTTGACCGTCCAACATCAAGATCAGCTCTTCCACCTGGGGTTCCAGGGACTTCCATAATTCTTCAGGTGTCATGACTGTCTTACTCCAATGGGGTTTTGCATAAAAAAAGAGGTGAACCCCGTATGGGATCCACCTCAGCTAGCTCACAGACCGCACGGAGTGCGGCTCTTCCTACTGCAACCACTGCTTCACTGTGGCTCAGGCTGGTCATTGCGATCGAACTTCTTGATCACTTCATTGATGTCACTGATCCAACGTGGTGGCCAGAAGCACTCATTTATCTCTGAGCTATTCATGACCATGTGAGTACCAGCATCAGTGAGCACTCTGTAGTACGGACGGCCGTAGTCCAGCGTACCAGCCTTGAGCCCGATGATATGGGCATTGCCCATACGGCGGCCATCCCTTGTGCAGAGCTGAGCACCTACATCCAGGATGCCAGGCTGTGCTGCTCGTACAGCCCAATGAGGGAGGATTTGCTCCCATTCTTTGACAAGTTTCACCATGTCATTTACTTCGTTTACCATGTATTACCCCTTACTTTTATAATTAAGACAACGCGTAATTGCTGCCGCGGATCTTGGAACCCAGATCATTTGACAACTTCTTGAAGGTGCACGGCGTACCGTGGATTTGAGACAGCAGGTCCGACAACAGATTACTTTCAGCCAGTTCGGCAAAGATGTTGATGTAGTGCTGACGCAGATGGTTCATGTGGTTTGCACCACATTTGAATTCATCGTGAACAGTTACAACTGGGAACGGCGAATGTACCAGCATGGTGAGGATAATGTCACGCAACTTTTCCAAATGAATCGTAGACAGTTGATTAACATTTGCTGCTGTGATAAATGGCAGAATGACCACATCAGCCATACCACTACGGGTGAATTGCTCGACGTAGTAAGCCAATTTGGTACCCGTATCGAGTGGTTGCGTTGGCTTAACACCATTGCGAGCACCATCATGTAATGCACTGGCGATGCAGTCTAATGCACGCTCGACCATGCCATGATCGTAGTTGCACCGACGATGCACACCACGCAGGATGTAGGCATCCACGCTGTGTACTACGTTAGCTACCAGTGACAGGCCATTCTTGCTGCCTTCGTTGACGTAGAACTCATAGGTAAACGTACTGTGATCGAGTTCATCTACCTCAATGCGTGCTTCCTCTTTCTTCATGACCTTGACTACAGCATCGAAGCCATCTGGGAGTTTCCAGCTATGCTTCAGTGCGAATGGCTGCCATGATGCGAGCAGATCCTGCAATAGCTCCCATGCACCCGGTGCTACACGTTGTGCTGCTACGTAGAAGGCATTGAGCTCGGGTGTATCTTCACCAAATATCTCCTTTGGCTTGGCTTTAGAGCCATAGAACGAGGTCATCAGAGCATCTTTAGCATCCTTACGGGATACAACCAGACCACCACTGAGAGTGACAGAACCAGTTAGTTCTTCGTTCATGAAGACAGTACACAGAGTGTATGCATCAGCACGTACATTAGGATTGATGAAGCCAGTGTTCATGGCACCATCAACACATCCAGTGAGTGCTGACATTACTTGAATACCTGAACAGCAGGCATCCATACCAACCAGATGGCCAGTAGGCTCATGACGCAGTGCTTTACGCACAGCCATGACAGCTTTGATATACAACGGCTTACAGTCAGCGTTATCAGCCAACAGTTCCAACTGATTCATGTTGGATTCAACCCATGAGATACGTTCTTCAAACAGCAGCTTATCAAGGCCAAAGTTATTGGCTACATCGATAAGAAGATACTGCCAACCGGTGAATTTGGTCATTGCCATGATAGTTTCCTTTAGTTATAGGTTAAGTACGAGTTGAAGCATGCGGAGTCGCTTTGGTACATCCACCAGTAGTACTGGAGTCATATCGCAGCGATACCAATCTACTTTGGGATTATTACCTCTTGCTAGGACATAACCACCGTTATATACATCAGATTGAACTTGAGTATGTGGATATAAATCTTTATGTAGCTCTTTCCAAGTAGAGTACCGGCTATATTCCTGATTGCCATAGAATAGAATTAGCATGGCACACCCTCGATATACTCAGGATTAGCAAGCTCAATACTAGCTTTCTTGAATGCTGATCCCTGTGGATTTATGTGATAGCCTTGGCTGTATGCCCGGCCACGTTTGTCGACCTTATGGGTCATGTGGAACACATTACCTTGTGAAGCCATGAGATCATAGAAGCGATATGAATGTATCTTGAATTGCTTCCAGTTATTCAACTGAGTAACAATCTCAATCTTAGCCTGCCCTTCAGTCATACGAACACCACGTTTAGCTGCGGCTTTGATGACATTTTCCATTGTAATAGGCTCATTTGGTTCTTCCTCAACTGAGCATAGAAACTCAGTATCCAATGATAGTTCAACTGCATTCATTGTATTGAGTACATCCAAGCAGAGATCACCATCGTGATGATTACCTGAACCTAGAATGAGTGAATCATTATGAGTCAGATAACCTGAACAGAAGTTAGATGTTAACTCTAGTGGTGGCACTACCATTGGTGGGAGAAACTGGGACTCATCAATGAATGTCACCAGCTTCTCAGACAGTGGAATACGACTCACAATATGCAGTGATGCCATCTTTGCTGGCTTGAGAATGTCGAATGCATCAGTATTACACAGCACAGCCATGAGCTCAGCAGTGGTGATGATAGCCTCAGTCTTATCCGAGAACCGAAGACGTGCAGCCATCTGTGCTGTAACACTGGTAAACAACTCAGGACGCTGGCTATATGCCACACCAACAAAGATATCAGTGACCAGTGCTTCGATGTCCATGTTATATAGCTGCATAACACGAACATTCTTGGATTTGTAATACCGATCATTACGTGCTGCGAAGATGTATTGATCCACTAATAAGATGCCCTCTGCAATCTTCTCCTGCATAACAGGATCAGATTGAATGGCTTCACGGATGTAGCCATCAATATGTTTGCGATTAAATCGCTTCTCGTTATGCTCTTGAATGATGAAATGCGACATGACTATCTCCTTGGTTATTATTTATTTAGCCCCAGCATTGATGATTGGGTAGATACTCAGCCCATGCTTCATCAAAATAACAGTTACTAGGTGCATCAGTAAACATTGGTGCAATCTGTTCATCGGTATAGCCCGCTAAGCCGCAACCAATACGAGTAACCATGAATTGAAGGTGAGGATGCGTGGTTGCATACAGAATGAATTGATGGATATAACTTTCAATGTGGGTCAGTTCTAATGAACGGATGTTGAAATCCTTGGTAGGAATAGCATAGCTATTACCGTGATGACCACGACCTTCACGCCATACTGCGCCTTCCTTATCCAATGCGTGTTTAGCTGCACCGGCACCATGAATACCTGCTAAGTTACTACCGAATACGAATATCATGACTAACTCCTTCAATGAATAATAGGGAACATCACAGCATGTCCGGAGGACAGCATGTAACTCCACTGTCTGTGTGTAAAAAAGAGCAGCCACCACCACCCAATTAAGGGAGGTAGTAGCTGCTCTTGTACCGCACTTGGTATTACGCTTCAGGCAGATCGAAGGCGGTATCTTCAGCCGGTGTCGAAGCGTTGTATTCAACTTGCAACATGCCGAGGAACAGCGCAGCACGACCAGCAGGATCAGCAGCGAACCATTCAGCAAGAGCACGCTCATTAGCGTACATCTCGCGGCAAGGGATTGCACCAACCTTACGGCGGCCACCACCAACGTTAGGCAGGAAGAAATTGATGAAGCCAACAGCCTTCTTGTTAGCAGGAATGCCGGAGGTTGCGGTATTGGTATTGTCTTTAGCGAATGCCATGATAGATAGTCCTTGATATGAGTTGATATGAATTGGAGCGAATCTCCACCACATGGCCGGAGGCCACGTAGCGTAGATGGGACTTAATTAATGAAGCACAGTGCCCGGTGGAGCACCATGAATATCAGTGACATTCATTCCATACATATGGAAAACCTCAGAGAGAATACGGCACAAGCTATCGATAGTAATACCATCGAGAGTATCAGGGTTATACATAACCACAGCTTCATCAATAAGCAATGAAATACCATCAACCTCGTAAAACTCAACGAAGATGAGGGCATCAGCATATGGATGATGCGGAGTTAGTAACCGAAGTGCTTCGAGCATCATGCTGTGCATCTTTACATTCAGCACAGGTGAGTTAGAGAAGTCAGGCTTGTTCATGATCAACGTACCAATGCTTGCATGACAGATGTGAATGCTTTAGCTGCTTGATTAGCATGTGCTTGTGCCACCAATGCTTGATCTTCATCAGGACCAACAGCCACATTAGCGTAGTCATCACCCATGAATGACATCTCATGCAGGTCTTCTGGATCACAATAGGTACCATCCGGCCATACACAGATATATTCAAAGTGTTGCGATACAGCGGTAGCAGATACAACAGGATTCAATACATCAGTAGTGATGGTATGCAGATACGACATGGTGATACTCCTATAGTTTGAGCCAAGTTTGATAGTCGGCTTCAGTGTAGTGGGTTGAATACTTATGATCATGTGAGCACTTCAGCCCCATTAACTGGGACTTATGTGCATCACACGCTTGTTTGTTAAGGCCAGTTAGATGCCATACGGCCTGTACCTTGTGACCAGCAGCCTTACACCATGGACAATTGGTGATGTGACCTGGCTTGATAGGTCGAATCTTCATACCTTAACAGTCTTACCTATGGCCATTGCCGCTTCACGAGCAGCAGCCATAGCATTGATACGAGCAAGCTGCCACTGAGGTACTGGCAAGCTTACTTTAGGTGGATAAGCGCGTGCTACTGGTTGATGGACAGCCAAGGCTTGGGCCTTAGCCAATTCAGCTTCAAGGCGTTGCACTTCAGCGAAGAGCTGAGCCTTGGTATTACGCATACTCATGGACATGATGATTCTCCTATTACAGTTTGATGGGTGCATTGCAGCGAGTGCAACGACGATATTTAGAGCCCCAATGTACGAACGAACAACGAGGACAGATGTATGAACGCATGATAGATCTCCTAATATAGATGATTAGACAACTATGACCTATTACATTGCATGGGTGAAGATGTATGTGAACAGGAATGAGGCAAAGAACACAAGCATGAGCTTAGATGTGGTGTGAGTAGACATAGTATATCGGTGACCTATCGGAATGGTGAAAGGGATGGAAATGGGGATGAATGAATGGGTGAATGAGATAGCACAGGTACAACGCAGTGCCATTAGGCACCTGACCCTCACTATCCATCAGACCTGCGACGTAAGTGAGTACTCACATACATTGATGATGAACGAGCATGGATGAACAGTGTTCAGTATGAATTCATGAAAAGCCAATGAGGATTACATCATCGGTATCACCACATGACCGGAGGTCGGGACTCTCTCCCGCCGAGCGCATGTCGACGTAGGAAGTTGAGGGACATGCTGCGCTAGTACTGTCTATACGCTGTAGTGTGTGGTGTTGATTGTGTAGTGTGTAAAGAACTAAGCTCACCCCGAAGGATGAGCTATGTCATTACTCTGCTACTGGTACAGGCACAGGTGCTGGCAATGAAGTCAATGCTGCTTCAGCTTCTTGAGCCTTGAGTAACTGCTTGCGCTTGTGACGTGACTCGTCGACAAACACACCCGATGACTCATCAGCCCAGGTAGCCAGGTTGTTGAGCGATGATGCAGTCTTCTCTGCTGCACTGAACAGTTTGGTAAGGAAGAGGAAGAATGCGGTGAATGCGTGACCCATGGTAGTACTCCTAAAGGATGAAGATGAATGATTGCTGATCCACGTTAGATCAACCACAGCATGCGCGGAGCGCCGTTACCGAAGACGAATAGGATCCCTATTTGCGTTTTGGTTTTAGCCGGGGGGGTGGTTTTAGGTTTTAGGCTCCTGTACCTCAGTACTGCATCCATCTCCCTATCACCAAAATTATAAAAAGTTGCCATATAAAATTTGCAACTACCATCACGAAACCTGCGACATTGTTTCCCTTCCATATGTTTCCTGTGTACAATCCTGTTCATTGTGGCCGATAGTCGGCCGATATACCAATGACAGGGTTCTACCAATGACAGCACTCACAGTCCAACAGTTCCAGGATGCTTTGCCAGCCAAGGTGAAGCGTTGTGTCAACCAGACACTGATTGATCAGATCAACCTGACACTTGCTGATCCTGGTTTGTATGAGCAGTATCGAGAGAACTTGGTTAGCTATACCAGCGTGATGAACGATGGTAAGTTCAAGATCGAGAGTTACATTGAGGCGGTCAAGTATGTAAGCCACAAGCTGTTGGGCTGTACGAACATTGATGCCTACACGAAGACGTTTCCAGATAAGTATGCTGCGTTCGTTGCGGCTGGGGTTACGGCCAAGGATATTGCCAGTTATGTGACGGCTTATAATAAGGGCAAACTTGTCAATTTGATCATGGCTCAGACTCTGGTGCCGAGCTATGTGCTGAACCAGGATTTGTTTCAACGGGCGTTGAATGTGCAGGCCGACCTGATGATGAATGCCAAGAGCGAAAAGGTAAGGTCAGATGCCGCGGCTCATTTGATGGGGGCATTGAAGATGCCTGAAACCATCAAGGTTGAAATGGACATCGGAGTAAAGGAAGATAGTGCAATTGCTCAGCTGCGGGCGACTACGCTGGAGTTGTCACGCCAACAACGGTTGATGATCGAGGCTGGGGCGATGAACGCCGAGCAAACAGCACATAGCCGGTTGAACGTTATTGACATGGGCGATGCCCAGGTGGTACGACCATGAAGAAATTACAAGGATTAATAGTGGGGCTGCTAATTGCGTTAGTTCCAGCGATCATAATCGGGGTAGCTCTAACGTTTATTGCTGGTCCTTGGCTTGGATGGTTCTGGGCATTTATCTGTTTTGTTATTGGATTAGATATCGTGTTCAACGGAACAAAGGATAAAGATGATTGGACTTACTAACGCCGCGGCAGCGGTTGCACTGGCAGTTGCTGTGGGTACTGGGCCGGTGGCCCAGGCACTGGAGTCCGCCGCACCTTGGAAAGTGGAAGAATATCTTAACGCCACGTCCTACAGTGTCGATCCCAAGTATGTGCCAAGTGAGTTCGCCTTGGAGTTCATCACCTTCATTAAGCTGGTGAATGGTGTAGAGGGTGAGGAGCACAAGACTCCTCTCGTTCACTACCATATGCTGGACACCTTGACCAAGGGTGGCAGCCGGATCATCAACCTATGCCATCGCGGTATTGCCAAGACCACTCTGATGGGTGAGTACTTGTTCCTGTACATCGCTACCTATGGTGAGATTCCTGGCTTCGGTCGTATCGACCTGGCATTGTACGTCTCCGACTCAATTGAGAACGGTGTTAAGAACATGCGGAAGAACTTGGAATTCCGCTGGGAGAATTCCGACTTCTTGAAGCAGTACATCCCTGAAGCTCACTTCACCGATATCCGTTGGGCATTCCGTAATGCTGATGGCAAGATGTTTATCATCAAGGGCTATGGTGCTAAGACTGGTGTCCGTGGTGCGAAGGAGATGGGTAAGCGGCCAGGCTTGGCGGTGCTTGATGACTTGATCAGCGATGAAGATGCACGATCAGCGACTGTCATCAGTGCAGTCGAAGACACTGTGTACAAAGCGGTGAACTACGCGCTTCATCCGACCAAAAACATGATCATCTGGTCCGGTACACCGTTCAATGCTAAAGATCCTTTGTACAAGGCAGTTGAGTCGGGGGCTTGGGCAGTCAACGTATTCCCTGTATGCGAGCGCTTTCCCTGCAGTAAGGAAGAGTTCCGTGGCAGCTGGCCTGATCGCTTCACTTACGAGTATGTAAAGAAGCAGTACGAAGACGCTGTAAAGCTGGGCAAAGTCGAGACATTCAACCAGGAGCTGATGCTCCGGATTATGTCCGAAGAGGACCGCCTCGTTAAAGATGAAGACATCCGTTGGTATCGGTTGGAGACCATCCTACAGAACCGATCCAAATTCAACTACTTTGTCACGACCGACTTTGCCACGTCGGAGAAGCAAGCCAGTGACTTCAGTGTTATCTCGGTCTGGGCATACAACAGTAATGGTGACTGGTTCTGGGTGGACGGGACGTGCAAACGTCAGGACATGGGTAAGAACATGGATGATCTATTCCGGCTGGGCCAGAAGTGGCGACCGCAGGGTGTAGGTATTGAGGTGTCGGGGCAGCAGGCCGGCTTCATTCCATGGATCCAAGATCAGATGCTGTCGAAGAATATCTATTTCACCCTGGTTTCGGAACTGAACAACGGGCAGCCAGGTATCCGACCAAATACGAACAAGATGGCTCGCTTCAACGTGGCTGTTCCCTTGTTCAAGGCAGGTAAGATCTACTTCCCGATTGAGCTCAAGCGTACACCTGCCATGCTGGAAGCCATAAATGAGTTAGAACTGGTGGCCGTGTCCGGATTCCGGTCCAAGCATGATGACTTCATCGACACCATCTCGATGCTGCCACTGATGCATGCCTTCAAGCCATCTGAAGAAGCACCCCTTTCTGAGAATGAAAAGAGTGGGATGTGGGAAATCGATACCATGGATGAAGCCCCAGACCGAATGTCCTCTTACGTTGTTTAATTTATAAGGTAAATATGCAAAAACTTTCTCAGATTTTCGAGCAGCTGACCCAAGGTGAGCTCTCCCAGGTATCTATGGGTGGTGCAGCTGCCGGTGAGATCGGTGATGAACAGTATCGCAGTGTCGGTAACCATGTGATGTTGGGCTTGACCTCTCTGTATAAGAGGTTTGATCTCAAGCGAGGGCAACTGATCATCGAACTTCAAAGCGATCGGATCGTGTACCCCTTGCATAGCAAGTTTGCCGTAGAAGGTAAGAACAGTTTGGAGCTTGTTCGATACATCAAAGACACACCAGATGATCCGTTTCTCGACGATATCATCAAGATTTTGACTATTTCAGGTGATTCAGGTTATGCATTCAACTTGAATGACTACACAGATCACTTCAGCATCGTTACACCTACGATGAACAGCATTCGTGTACCGATTGATGTCGTTAATCCTGGTACTGAGCTGGCCAAAGAGTACCGGACAGCTAGTCTGGTGGTAGATTACCAGGCTAACCATCCAAAATTCATGCCGAAGATTGCCGATATCAATCCGATGGCAATCAACATCGAGCTACCTGACACCCATGTCCAGGCATTGCTCTATTTTGTGGCTTCACGGGTACATAATCCCATCGGTATGGGGGCGGAATTCAATGCTGGCAACAACTGGGCTCAGCGTTATGAGCTTGAGTGCCAACAGTTGGAAGGTGAAGGGGGGGAAATTGACAGCCTGGATGGCAATACCCGTGCTCAACGTGGGGGTTGGCGATAATCTGTACTAACCAAAGAAAAACGGCCCCGATTGGGGCCGTTCTCTATTTGATGTGGCATTAAGTGCCAGTTGATCCGCCACCACCGCTACCACGGTGGGTGGGGGTGAGAGCATGGACCAGCTCAGGAGGGGAGTCGAGTACAGGAACCAGCAGGTACTGCAAGATTCTATCACCGGCTGTCCACTTATGGCCATGAAAGTGCTTTGTTTTCAAGACAACAAACCATTCCCCACGGAAATCTGCATCAATTACACCACAGGTGTTGCTGAGTTCAAGGCCTTGCTTGGATCCCACACCCGACCGGGGAAGGATAAGGGCCACATAGCCTGCAGGTACCTCGGAAGCAAAGCCAAGCATATGCTTGGTACCTTCATAGTTATTGGCTTGACCGGATTCAGGCATGTAGATGTCATATGCTCCGGCGAACTTAGTACCTTTGGTGGGTAATTTAAAGTTTGAGTGGTGTGCTATCAGCTTCATGTTAGGTATTCCTTTACAGAATTAGTTTCTATGGGATAATCGCTCATCATTTCCATGGGCCAATTATGATCGATCAAGTACAACTCAGTAAAAATCCACTCAACGAACCAGATGATGTGGACAATGACGATGATGGCGACATCAAGGACGCATCTGCACCTAAGACGGGGCTCACCAACTGGGAGAACCCGCCTACTATTCGTGACCTCAAGCAAGACTTGCAGGATGCACGAAACAGCCATTCCAGTCAAGAAACAAAGATTGGTATCTGGCTTGACAATCTCAATGTAACTGGTAAGGCAAAGGTCATTGCACCCAAAGGCAACTCAACCATTGTGCCTAAGTTGATCCGTAAGCAAGCTGAATGGCGCTACGCTGCCTTGTCTGAACCTTACTTGTCCACTGATGATGTGTTCAAGGTACGGCCAGTGTCCTGGGAAGACCGTAAAGCGGCACAGCAAAATGAACTACTGCTGAATAACCAGTTCAATACCAAGATCAATAAGGTCAACTTCATTGATACCCTGGTTCGTACTGCAGTAGACGAAGGTACAGCCATCGTCAAGGTAGGTTGGGAGTTCGTAGAAGAGGAATACCAGGAAGTCACTCCGATCTTCCAGTACGTGCTCGATCCTACCTATGGTGAAGTACTCATGCACATTGATCAGATGCAGAAAGAGTCCCCTTCGCAGTTCGACACTGATGTGCCGATGGAAATGAAGGAAGCTCTACGCATCTCACAAGAAAGCAACCAACCATATCGACCACAGATCACCGGTCAAGAACTGGTGACCAAAAAACGCACAGTACAGAATCGACCAACCGTTGAAGTGTGTGATTATCGCAACGTCATTGTTGATCCAACGTGTCAGGGCGATGTAGAAAAAGCTGGTTTCATCATCCACAGCTTCGAGTCCTCGCTGTCCATTCTTCGTAAGGATGGTAAATACAGCAATCTGGATCAAATCCAGGTAGCGAACAATGGTCCGTTGAATGAACCGGATCACCGCGGCGATTTGACATCAATGAGCTTTAACTTTACGGATGAGCCACGTAAGAAGATTGTGGTCCATGAATACTGGGGCTTCTGGGATATTCACAATGATGGTACTACCGTCCCGATCGTGGCTGCCTGGGTAGGTGACATTCTGATTCGTCTGACTGAGAACCCATTCCCAGACAAGCAACTGCCATTCGTCATCATTCAGTATCTGCCGGTACGTCGTCAGACTCATGGTGAGCCAGATGGTGTGCTGATCGAAGACAACCAGAGGATTGCCGGTGCTGTAACGCGAGGCATGATCGACATTATGGCCAAGTCGGCCAATGGTCAGACTGGTATGCGTAAAGACATGCTTGATGCCACGAATAAAAAGAAATGGCTCGACGGTAAGGACTATGAATACAACGGCAACGTTGATCCACGGGTGGGTGTGCACATGCATACCTACGCTGAAATCCCTCAGTCGGCCGGCACAATGCTCCAGCTCCAGAATATGGAAGCTGAATCACTCACCGGTGTGAAATCCTTCAGTCAAGGTGTATCCGGGAACTCACTTGGCCAGGTAGCTGCTGGCGTACGCGGTGCACTTGATGCGGCATCTAAGCGTGAGCTTGGAATCCTGCGTCGTTTCTCTGCTGGCTTGATGGCAATCGGTCGTAAGATCATCTCCATGAATGCCGAGTTCCTTGAACCACAGGAAGTTGTACGTGTAACGAATGAAGAATTCGTTGCTGTACGTAAAGACGACTTGCCTGGTAACTTCGATCTGAAGCTTGGTGTATCCACTGCCGAGGAAGATGAGAAGAAGGCCCAGGAACTGGCCATGATGCTCCAAACCATGGGACCAAACATGGATCCTGACATGACGAAGATGATCCTGTCGGATATTGCTCGTCTGCGCAAGATGCCTGAGCTGGCCAAAAAGATTGAGATGTTCCAACCACAGCCGGACCCTGCACAACAGCAGATGGTACAGCTACAGATCGCTCTCTTGCAGGCGCAGATCGCTACTGAACAGGCTAAGGCTGCATCACTGGGCTCGACTGCCATTCTGCACCAGCAGAAGGCCGGTACTGAGGTGGCCAAGCAGGAACATCTGAAGTCCGACACGGATCTGAAGAACCTTGACTATGTTGAGCAAGAGACAGGTGTGCATCAAGAACGTGAACTGCAAAAAGCCACAGTTCAACACCAGTCGGCCGCTGAATTAGCCATCATGCAGCACCATTTGGACGTAAAAGCTGCGAAACAGGTTCCGAAGAGCAAATAATTGCTGCACTTCAATAAGAAAGTGGTTATAGTGACGTCGTTGTAACCACTTTCTATTAACTCTTAACAGCACTGGTAGAACACACATGAGCAATCAAGACGAGATCAATAGCATCGAGCGCGATGTAAAAGACGCTAAAGAGCAGAAAGCTCTGGGCACCGCACTCGAACGACTGATCACCAACCGTGACTTTCAGAAGGTCATCAAAGCAGGGTATTTTGAAGCCGAAGCTGTGCGCCTGGTGCACGCTAAAGGTGACCCAGCTTGTCAGACTCCTGAAAAGCAGGCGTCGATCATCCGTCAAATAGATTCGATCTCAAACCTGAATCAATATTTCCAGACCGTACTGCATATGGCAGGTCTGGCAGAAAAATCAGTTCAAGAAAGTGAAGCTATCCTTGAAGAACTACGTGCTGAGGGTGGTGAATAATGGCCCTCGACAAAGATCAGATTGATGACGACCTGGACACCAGCAACGACGACAACCAGGAAGTGAACAGCTTCCTTGACATGTCCGATGAGGACATGGCCAAGCTGAACACCCCTTCACTGGCTTCGGCACCAGCAGCGAATACCACAGCTGATGTTGATGGCGAAGTGAAAGAAACTGACGAAGAGAAAGCTGCCACGGCAGCAGCTGCCGCAGCTCTCGAATCGGATGATGTCGACGACAAGGGTGCTGGCGATGAAAACGGTGGGAAAAGCGAAGCCGACAAGACGGCTGATGTGGCAGGCAGTATTGCAGATGCGAAGAGTACGGCAAACGCGGATCCTGCAGGCAAAGACAGCAAAACTGCCGATGCAAAAACCGATGCCAAGAACGAAGAAGTAAAAGATGAAGGCGATGGTAAAGCGAAGTCCGGCGTCGAAGACGCCAAGGACGAAAGCGGAGCCATCGACTATAAGGCAGCATATGAACGGTTGACTGCACCATTCAAAGCCAATGGCCGTGACATTACGGTAAAGAGCGTTGATGATGCCATTCAGCTGATGCAAATGGGTGCTAACTACAACAAGAAGATGGCTGGCCTGAAGCCAAGCCTGAAACTGGTGAAGATGCTTGAAGGTGCTGGCTTGATGGATGAAGCCCAGCTTAACTTCCTGATCGACGTGCACAAGCGCGATCCAGGCGCTATTAACAAATTAATCGTTGACAGTAAGATGGATCCTTTGGATCTGTCCGCTGCCAAGGCCAGTGAGTACAAGCCTGGTAACCACTCAGTTGATGACCAATCAATGGAACTGGACGAAGTACTGGCCGACTTGAAGGAAAGCCCGCACTACGCACGGACATTGGATGTGGTTGCCAATAAGTGGGACAAGCCGTCCAAGAGTGAAGTAGCTGGGAATCCGCAGGTGATTCGACTGATCAACGACCACATTAGTGCCGGGATCTTCGATATCGTAACTACGGAAATCGAAAGCGAGCGTACCTTTGGCCGACTGAAGGGTCTGTCCGACCTCCAAGCCTATCAGAAAGTGGGTGACGCGATCAACGCGCGTGGCGGGTTTAACCATCTCAACTCGGGTAGCTCCCAGTCGAAGAAGGAAACTACCGCTCCGGCGCAAGTAGTCGTAGCACCAAAACCTAAGCAGGTGGAAGACGACAAGCTGAAAGACAAGCGGCGCCAAGCAAGTGGCACCAAGGCTGCTGCTCCAACGGGAAACAAGGTTCCGGCCGACTTCAACCCATTGGCCATGTCTGATGAAGACATGAAGCAATTTAAGTTCTAATCCAAACCATACTTTAAAAATTCTGAAAGGCATCAAATGACTGCACGTCAATATAATGGTGGTAACACCCCCGGTGATCTGTCGACCATGAGCCCTCAGCTCCTGGATCAATATTTCCAGAAGCAAGCACTGATCGAAGCACGCAAACTGCAATTCTTCACGCAGCTGGCCGATGTCACCTCCATGCCAAAAAACATGGGCAAGAAAATCATCCGTTATCACTACCTGCCATTGCTCGATGATGCCAACATCAACGATCAAGGTATCGATGCGGCTGGTGTCACCATCCTGGGTACGAATTACCGTGTCTCGGTACCGTCGCTGAATCTGGTCGTCGCCAATGCATCGAAAGCTGCCGCGGTTACTGCCCTCAACGACAACATTTCGGGCTTGGTTGCAACCGCTGGTGCTGATGGCTCGGCTGGTACTGGTTTCGCTACGCTGACCCTGGTTGGTCCAAATCCGTTCCGTGTATCGAACGTGACCAAGGCTAACACCATCGTTGCACTGAATGTCGGCGCTACTGCGGTGCAGTCTTCGGGTAACCTGTACGGTTCCTCGAAAGATATCGGTACCATTTCCGGCAAACTGCCAGTGCTGTCCGAATCGGGCGGTCGTGTCAACCGTGTCGGCTTCAAGCGCAAAACCATCGAAGGTACCTTCGAGAAGTTCGGTTTCTTCGACGAATACACCCAGGAATCGGTAGACTTCGACAGCGATGCGGATCTGCTGCAACACATCAACCGCGAAATGATTAACGGTGCAAACGAAATCACCGAAGATGCGTTGCAGATCGACCTGATCAACAACGCTGGTACCGTCAAGTTCGCCGGTAACGCAGTGTCGAACGTCACTGTTGGTAGCGATGACATCGTGAACTACACCGATCTAATGCGTCTGTCGATCGACCTGGACAACAACCGTACGCCGAAGCATACGACTATCATCACCGGCACTCGCCTGGTTGATACCCGTGTTCTGCCTGCAGCACGCGTCATGTACGCCGGTTCGGAAATGATCCCGACCTTCCGTGCAATGAAAGACCTGCACAATGAGCCGGCTTATATCTCGGTCGAGAAGTACGCAGCTGGTGGTAACACCGTGCTGGGCGAAGAAGGCGCAGTTGACAAGTTCCGCATCGTCATTGTTCCAGAAATGATGAAGTGGGCAGGCGCTGGTGCAGACGCTTCGGCTGATGCAACCTGCTACGAAACGGCCGGTCGTTACGACGTGTTCCCGCTGCTGGTTGTTGGTGATGAATCGTTCACCACGATTGGTTTCCAAACCGATGGTAAGACTGTGAAGTTCACCATCACCCACAAGAAGCCAGGTACGGAAACTGCTGACCGCAACGACCCGTACGGTGAAACCGGCTTCATGTCGATCAAGTGGTACTACGGCTTCATGGCTCTCCGCCCTGAACGTATCGCCCTGATCAAGACCGCGGCCAAGCTGTAATACCGATGGGGGAGGGGAATAGTTTCTCTCTCCCATTTTTAAGCTAGTAGTACATTGAATACCCCCTGAATACTATTCATAGGAACATCATGCAAAACGAAGATCAAACTGAAGCATCCGGCATCCCAGGCATTGACGACGAACTGCCGGCACTGCCAGTACCTGATGAGCTGACCACCCTCAAGGGTAAAGCCGACCTGATGGGCCTGTCCTATCATCCTTCCATTGGCTTGGAGAAGCTGCGCGCTAAAGTCGCTGAAGCTCTCGCCGGTGAAGGTGCACCTAACCGTGATGAAGTTGCAGAACCTGCAACACCCGTGGCTGCTGTACCGACCCAGGCATACCAGGCTGCATCGTTGGCACCTGTCCAATTTGAAAAAGTATCCATGAAGACCCTTTCCCCACGTCAGTACGCTGATCAAGAATCGCTGCCCGTACCTGGTGAAACGGCCGGTGAACGTCGTCTGCGAATGAAGCGTCATGCTAATGAGCTGATTCGTATTCGTGTCACCTGCATGGACCCAGCCAAGAAAGAATGGGAAGGCGAAATCATCGGCGCAGGTAACAACCTGGTTGGCACCCTGACCAAGTTTGTACCGTTCGGCATTGACGAAGGCTGGCATGTTCCCCGGATCATGTACAACGTCCTCCGTGATCGCATGGCTCAGATCTTCATCACTGTCACTGATCCAGTGTCGAAACAAAAGGTTCGTAAAGGTAAGCTGATCAAAGCCTTTGCCATCGACGTGCTTGATCAGTTGACTGAAGACGAACTGAAAGAACTGGCGGCTCGTCAAGCAGCTACGCGCTCCATCGACGCGTAATCAGTAATCAACGTAGTCCACTCGGGTAGAACATGACTGAAATTGCACTCACTGAACTGACCACCGGCCACATTGATGGGGAAGGTGTCTTCGACAAGTTGATGGCGGCTACTAAAGCCCATCTCGAATCGGAGTTCAATAAAAATCGGATCAAGGGTCCAGAATATTCTACGGTCTACCTGGGTGCGTTGGACCAAGTAATGATGACTGCAATGAGCTTTGTCGTCCAAAAGCGTCAGATTGCCTTGCAAGCAGACCTACTGGCACAACAGATTATCCTGGCCGGCATTGAAGTACAAAAAGCTGCGATTGCTCTGGAAGTACTGGCACTTGAGAAGATTAAGGTGGCCGCGGAGATCGACCAGATCAATGCTCAGGTACTGATCTCGACACAGCAACGACTTAACTTGATCGCTGAAGCGGCCAAGACGACAGCTGAAATTCTGAATGTACCGAAACAAGGTGTACTGCTTGATAAGCAAGCTGCAATGGTCGACCAGCAGCTGGTAAATCTGGTTTCGGAAAACGCAGGAATCCTGGCGAAGAATGCCAATACCCTCAGCGAGGGGCTGAACATCCCGAAAACTGGTGAAGTATTGGATGCTCAAGTCTGCAAACTGCAGGCTGAATTTGACCTGACGGTCAATACCAACACCAAAACTACCGGTGAAATCGCTCTCCTGGCGCAGAAGACCGCATCAGAAAAAGCCCAAACGATGTCGATGGGTGTTGATGATGACTCGATCATTGGCCGCCAAAAGCTCTTGTACAAGGCTCAGACAGATGGTTTCCAACGTGATGCTGAGCAGAAGGCAGCTAAGCTACTCGTTGATACCTGGTCTGCTCGTCGTATGTCTGATGAAGGTACAGTAGCTGATGGTGTGAACAAGCTCAACGATGCGACCGTCGGCCGCGTGGTGCAGAAAGTACTCGACGGCGTAAACGCTTAAAGCCGAAAGTGCAGCACAACGGGGAGCTCATATATGTGGCTCCCCATTTTTTTATCACGAGGTCATGATGGGCTTGTTCAGTAGCAAATACCAAACTAATGTAGCCACATCTACGGCTAGGGTCATTGAAGACTCGACCCTACCTAATGCAGTTAAGCATGGTGCTGTACGCGGATTGTTCCAGGATGATGGTGATCAGTTTACAGAGAACATTTTAGAAGCCCTCGTGGACTCGATCGGTGTAAAAGCTGATCGACTATTCCGATACGGTAAGAATAATTACATCTACGGATTACCATCCTCTACTACCCTTGTTGCAAACATGGGTAAGGACCAAGTTCAAGCAAAGATAGTATCCCTGCTTGGCCAGAACATTACACTTGATTATTACCACTACGGTGCGTTCAACAATCTCCATATCGGTTGGATGAAGCTGATTGAGAATCATGGATACAACGCCAAGACGAATGTACTGGGTGTACTTACGGCAGCCAAAGGCAAGCCAGTAACCTTAACTAACATTGTTGTGTGTGTGATCGAAGCCTCGCTACAAGAGATGAGCAATGGTTCACTGGATATCTGGGGACCATCGCCTAATGCAGGTGGCCACACTACGACTGACAATGCTATCTCTATGGCTTTGCTTCGCAAGCTCAACGGGGAGGTCAAACCAAAAACATTCGAGCTCGATCCTTCAGCACCGAATGACTACCTGCGTGTGGAGTACACCTGGAGTGAGGACTACACTGTAGTGACCGAGGGTGTTAGTGTCACCCGTCAACGAATGGCCACAGGATCCTTTCAGATTCAAATCCTTGGCTTCGATCCGAAGGCTGAGTTTCATCACACGAAATACACCCGTGCTGATGGTGAGATTGGTTATTGGATGTACCAGGCCGGCACCGGTGTCTACCCTGAAATTGACAACCTACATGATACATTGCACCTGTCTACGGGAAGTTTTTTCCCTTGGACATACTTCCGTGTTGATGGAGTTAAAGGTACCGCTGATACTACTTCACAGTGGTATAAGCAGAGTCGTCGCATGACGAAGTATCTGAATATCGATTACGAGCAAGTATGTGACGCTATTCATGAAAACCCAGACATTGACAAAGTTGAACAAGCTATGTTGATGATGTCGGTACCTGCAGTCACGACCAACCAAGTTGAGATGAGGTACCTATTCGATTTCTTTGGTGATCTGATTGTAGCCACCAATGGTGGTGATCTGAAGGACGCAGAGCCGTTTAAACCAAAAGGATTTCTTTCGGCTGTGCTCGGTAAAGCTTTGGGTTCCAGCATCAATGATGCTGCCTTGGTCATCCAAGATTCCAAGTTCAAACTGAGTTTGGGCTTTCGTCACATCAACAAAAACATCATCCAGGGTGTGATTGGTAAAGTTGGCCACTACACCTCTGGTTGGGAAACGGAAACTATTGTTGAACATGGGACGTCTACACCGGCACCGGGTACAGGTTTAACGACACCGACAACGTGGAGCACTGAAGTCAAGAGTCATTGGTATAGGAAGCAAACAACCGAAACCCAATATGAAGAAATCAGATTACACAATCTGAAAGTAAAGTACTGGATCTATGGTGAGTACGCGGCCACCGCAGATGAGAATGATGACATTCTCTTGATCCCTATCGATCGTTCAGTAACACAGAACTACTCAATTCCAGTTAAAGAAGAGCTATACGCTAGGTCATTGCATTACATATTCAACTCAAAGGTGGTGACCGAGATTAAATGGTACCAACAGGATTTTTTCCGATATCTGCTGATTGTTGCTGCCATCATTATTACCATCTGGAGTTGGGGGCAAACCTGGCAAACAATCGGTGCTGCATTGGCATTAGGTACAGTAACGATTGAAGGTGTGATCTACATGCTTGCGATCAAGCTGATTGAACAAATCCTTATTGCGGCAGCTATAAAACTCTTTGTACGTGTTGTTGGTGTTAAGTTTGCCTTACTTGTAGCTATCATTGCAGCCATTGCTGGGGTATATCAGGCCATTGATGCAGGTGGATTGGCTGGTGCACCATGGGCCACTGAACTTCTACAGCTGTCGACTGGGCTAACAAAAGGTATTAGTACTGAACTCCAACGAGACTTCGGCAAACTACAAGCTGAAGCAGATGCTTTTGGAGTTTTCGCTAAACAGGAACAAACAAAGCTTGATGAAGCAAATAAACTACTGGAGAACAGTAATTGGATGACTCCTTTGGTGATTTTCGGTGAATCACCGCATGATTTCTATCATCGAACAGTGCATTCCGGTAACATTGGGGTATTGAGCCTAGATGCAATTTCGGAATTCGTAAATGTGTCACTCACGCTCCCTAAATTGAACGATACCTTGTAAGGAAATACACTATGGCAGATTATTTGAGCAGCATGAACTGGGGACCACAACCCAATCCTCTCGTGGCTTCCGCACCTACAATCAACCAGATTACACCTTGGTCCAGTAACATTCAATCGAGCCCATTCGGTGGTACGGACTATATGAAAAGTCTTGAATCCCCTGGTTTGGGTGGGGTGGATTTTGCATCTTCCGGTAATGGAATGATTGGGGGTGGTGATAGTGGTGGATGGTTGTCCAGTCTTAAAGGCTGGGGTAAGGATTCTGGCTTCCTTGGTTCCACTGAAAATGGTGTCACTACTCAAGGTTGGGGTGGTGCAGCACTTGGCTTAGCACAGGGTCTGGGCAACGCCTGGATGGGTATGAAGCAATATGGTCTGGCTAAAGACCAGCTGGCTCAAAGCAAGAAGCAGTTTGAGCTCAACTACGGTGCCCAGCAGAAGACTACTAATGCAGCACTTGAAGATCGCCAAAAAGCTCGGGTGGCCAGCAATCCAGGTGCCTATCAATCGGTAGGTGATTACATGAAGAAGAACGGGATCTAATATGGGCCAACCAATTACGTGGCAGAACGTAACCCAAGGTGATGCCAGCACTGCATGGCGTGCCATGGACTCTGCTCAGAAGAGTATCAACGGTGCGTTTGATGGTGTACAAAGTGTCATCAAGGGCTCGGAAGATATTCAAGCAAAGAACGATGTCGCTATCAAGACCAACAACACTCAGGATTTCCTGAACAAGTTAGGTCAGCTGGGTAAGACACCTGAAGCATTGCAAGCAGCTATTGCCAGTGGTGCTGTAGACCAACTCAAGGCTGGCTATGGTAATGCCATCAACCATGACCAGGTTCGTGGTGCTGCAGAGGGACTACTCGACCAGCGTTACAAGCAGGTCAAGATGGGTGTCGACTTCAACAATGCCATGTTGGATGAGAAGACTGCACCAATCATGGACCGGTTCAAGTCAGCTGTACAAGCCAAGAATCCTGCATTGATCGAGCAGTATCGGAAGGAATACACCGATGCTGGTGGTAAGCACTCATCTGATCTTGAAGGCTTCCTGCGCTCCAGTACCCATGAAGATCAAGTATGGGACGAGCAGAAGAAAGGCTGGGTCCGTGATCAGGGTATGCACGAAGCCAACCTGAAACATATGGTCAATCAAGATCGTGTAGCTCAAGGTCAGCTTGGTGTAGCCCAGGGTCAATTGGGTGTTGCTCAAGGTAATCTAGCTTTGAATCAGCGTGCACAAAAACTTGACCAGCAGAACAAGTTGGAGCAACTGTATGCTGCCAACATTCAAAGCATGGGTGAAGTGTCGAAGATGTCAGCATCGTCGGCTGAAGGTACCAAAATGATTGTCGATGAAATCGGCAAGATGACGGACCCAGCCGCTAAACGTCAAGCATTCCAGGCGTTTAATGAGATGAAGCTGAAAAACCCTAACATGTTGTCGGCCGATGCAATGACGTCATTGATGGGCATCTACCAGCGTTGGTGGCGTGGTGACGGTACGATTCGTGATGAAGTCACGGATACGGCTGGTTCACTAGCCGGCTCTCCTGGTTCGGCATTGCAATCGAGGACTATCGAAGGCAAGGCCATGGCATTGCAAAACCAAGGTGACCGTCTACGCTCGCAGATGAAGGTAAATGAATCCGAGCTTTACGGTAATTTACGTGGTGAAAAGTCTGCGACTAAGCCAGCAGCAGAAACACAAACTACCCCTGTTGCAGCTCCGGCCCAGCCTGTAGTCGACAATGTTTCGCGTCTTCGTGCTGAAGCAGTAGCTGAACAACGTCGTAAAGATTCCGTCATCAATGAATACAAGTTGAAAGCAGACGCAGCTGCTAGTGGTGGTGCTCCTGGTAATCGTTGGGAACTGGCTCAAACGGCTCGTGTGAAGGATGTTGCCGATAACTTCGATAGCACTCTGAACATGCTTCGTCCAGGGGCGAGCCGGGCTGATATCCAGAAAGCTCTTGACTGGATCGACAACAAAGAAGAAGCAGGGGTTCTTACCCGTGCTCAACAAAAGCAAGTGCGAGAAGCTCGCCGCGAAGCGGGTCTGTAAAAGTAATCTGGGTCAAGGCAACTTGACCCAGTGCAACTTGTATATAATGGGTACTCACCCGCAATAAACCAGGAATAACATGACCGATTCAGTCTATACCAGCCTTTCGACGCCTAAAGTGAGCGATGAGATCCTTGACCGTAAAATGGCAGAGATCTCGGCAGCCCGTCAGACTAAGATGGCCCAGCTGGATTCGGAGTATCAGACTGCGCTGAAAACACAGGCATTAAGGGATGCTAACCCTACAGTTAATCAAACTGACGTTCTTGGTACGGTCAGTGATATCGGTGTCAAGCTGGGACAAGGTGCAGTCAACCTGGGTGCTTCAGTGGTCGGCTTGGGTTCGTTGGCTTCTGGTGGGGCCGTCGGTAATGCTATGCGGGAAATTGGTTATGACCCAGCAGCCACTAATGAAGTACTGGGAGAATACCTGAGCAAAGCACAGAAGGCAGCTGATGCCAAAGTGCGTGATGCCGAAGGCTTCAGTGATACGGTAATCACCTCACTGGCAAACCCTCGTTCGATTTTGGGTAGTGTGACTGAATCCCTTCCTGCCATGTTGGCAGGTATGGGTGTAGCTGGTGCAGCTGCACGGGGCATCGCCGTAAAAGCAGCCATGTCAACTATCGAAGGACGTCTGGCAGCCGAAGCAGCAACCGCCGCTGGCAAAGTTGGTATGGCTGAGACTGCTGCACTAGGTACAGAAGCAGGATCCACCGCGGCCAAGGCAGCTATTGAGGCTGCCGGTTTCCGCTTGTCGGCTATTGGTGCCGGTGTCGAGGGTGCTCAAACAGCTGGTACTGTAGCTGATCAAGCTCAGGCCGCTGGTCGTGAGTACTCCGACTATGCTTTACCTGCTCTGGCTGCTGGTGCTGTCACAGCGGGCATCGGTGTAGTGTCGAACAAAGTATTTGGTGACGCAGCAACCGATCTGGCCACTGGTGCACGCACGTTGACCGGATCAAAGCTGGCTAAGATCGGTAAGGAAGCGTTCTCCGAAGGTGTTACTGAAGAGCTTCCACAATCAGCACAGGAACAATACTTCACGAACATCGCCATGGGCGAAGAAGATCACATGAAGGGCGTGGCTAACGCTGCAGGTGCCGGCCTGGTGGCTGGTGCTGCAATGGGTGTAGGTATGGCTGGCTTGCACAAGAGTCCTAATGCTGAAACCAAGCAAACTCAAGAACGTGTCACTACTGCTGAGACAAAGCAGAAGGTTGCTGATGCCGTGGCCAACAATGACATCACAGCATTCACCAACCCAAAGAGCCCAGATTACGATCTGTCTCGTGGGATGGGTGTGCTTGTGGCTCATGCCATGAAGCCGGATACCGCTCCTGAAGTCAAAGCAGAGAACCTGAAAAAAGCAGGTGAGCTGTTATCCCAGCTGGAAGAGCAGCATGCCAAGGCAACAGAAGATGCTGATACCTTCTCGCCAGCCAGTATCGCTGAAGCCAAAACCAAGATTGCTCACTACGAAGCTGAGATTGCTAAGTACCCTACGGATGCAGCTAAAGTTGCCGAGCTGAAGGATTTCCGTGATGGTTGGAAAGACGTATTGGCTGATGCCACCGATACCCAGGCAGCAGGAAAGTCCCGTGCTACCTTGGCTTCCCTGGATCGCCAGCTCTCTACCGGTCGTAACTTTATGGGTGGATTGGTCAATGCTAATGAGGCTGCTGCCACTCCAGATGAAGTAAGTACCCTGGTTACCGCGGCAGCAGCTGACAACACAGCAGCTACTCGGCTGATCAACCTGTCGATGACTCAACCTGATGCTCTGTCACATACAGAAGCATTGAAGCTGGCTGATGACACCACCAACTCACTTACTGATGAACAGCGTGCTCATCTACGTGTGTTCAGTGATGCTCGACAGGCTGAGAATGCTCTGTCTACTCAATCGAAGGTATCTCAAGAGGTACTGTACGGTTCAAACAAGAACGTGGGTATTGCTCAGTATCGTTCACGTATTGCCGCGGCAATCGCTTCTGACAATGAACCAACTGCCAAGCGCAACCTTGGTATGTTGGGTAATTTCGCCACTGACCATGAAGACAAAGCAACCGCAGCACGTCAAGCAATCAGGGATTTTGGCCTGGGTAGTCAGATCATTAAAACAAACAGTGGATGGAAAGCATATCCATCTGATACGTATTCGGAGAAGATATTGCGTTCCGGTGGCGGCTTGAGCATGAAATCTGCTCGCCTGGTCAATGAGATCGCCAATGAGGCAAAAGCGTTGCGTGCCACCCATACCGAAATGAATTCCGCCACTACCTTAAAATTTGGCGTACAATCCAAATCCTCCAAGCAAGACAGTGTACCTTCCGGAAATATCGATACCCCAACAAATGAGGAGGACACCGCACGTCCAGCTGTACCAGCTGAACCCCCCACCGCTAGCACTCCACCTAAGCCTAAATCTAAACTTGAAGCTGGTCGTGAACGCAATGCAAAACAAGAAGCTGCGGTCGCGGAAGCAGCAGCGGCTACCGCCGCCAGAAAAGAAGCTGATACCAAAGCAGCTGAAAATCCAGCTGAAAAAGACACCCTCTATGACGCAGCAGTTGAGCATGTCATTGGCTCTAAAAATGCCAGTATCACCAATGTGCAGAAGCACCTCAAGGTAGGTTACAACCGGGCTGCCCGTATCTTAGAAGAGATGGAGCAGGAAGGAATTGTGTCTAGTTCAGACACAAAAGGTAACCGCACCATCAATGATCAGCCAGCGAAGACGGCAGTGGCCGAGCAACCAGCAGCGGTGAGCGAAGCGAACCCTGCGCCCGTTGCAGAGGCTACGCCGGCTGAAGCGGTGGCAGAAGTAAAAGAGAAAACTACCACTCTCACTGTGTTCGATACCGAACATGATTCGTCGGTACCGTACCAGGAACAGAACCTGGTCGGGACTCACTTTGCCCAGACAGCAGGTAATGAAGACACTGGTACCCAGCGCCCACTTGCCAAGATGGTCAACTTTCTCTCAGCATGGAAGAACAAGGCTGAAGGATTCAAGCTATCAGATTTCTTGGCTTCAAAAGAAGCACCAACTGATGAGCAAAAACTGGTACTGAAAACCTTCCTTGCTACAGCTACGGCATGGGCAGGTAACATCACGGCCAACCTCAAGAAAGGTAACCCAGGTTATGGCTATGAGGATCTGATCCAGTTCCTGATGAATGAACAGGGCCAGCTCGACGAGAATACGATAACGGCTATCGCCTATGCTGCATTCAGCTGGACCGCTGAAGCAGCTACACGTCCTGAGCTCAACACCAAAGAAGATATCAATGCAATCCTTGGTCGGGATGAAACCGCCCCAGTATCGACAATCGAATACAACAAGCTAGAGCACATCGGTACTCGCCAGAACATCGTGGCCAATGCTTTGGGCCAACGCATCGTCGCAAGCTTGGGTCTTAAATCCTTGGCTTCCGCACCGCGGGATTTACAATCCAAACTGGAATCGTCAGTTGGTGCACATGCCATGAAACTGTTGCTTGATCAGGGGATCCTGGTCCGCAATACGGTGACCGGTACTGAGATGGCTGAACTCACGAAGAGCAAAGCAACCGACACCAATGCTAAGTTCTACTTCCTTAAATTGGCTCGCACCGATGGTAATCTCAACGAAAAGGCTGAGGCGATCTTCCAGGCTAATAAAGGATCCCAAGGGATCCTCGACAAGCTGTTTGGTGTGGAACCTTCCCTGAAGGCTCCTGGCACACAGCCTATTACTGCTACGCAGAAAACGACACGCAATACCAACATGGCCATTCCATCGGAACTGGCCGAGCAGGTAAAGCATGATGATGCTGAAGCGAGCTATGTACGCTCTGACATGTTCAATCTGGCTGGCCAGGTGTCCCCTGACACAATGCTACAGATCGCAGGTCAGGAAGATCCTTCCAAGATCGTGCACAAGAGTCGTCGTAAGTCGCTGCAAGCCAAGAATGATGGACTGGCACGCGAGCTCGATCGGTTCATGGGGTACGTTGGCCAGGCTGGTACTGATACGCCTATGTACTTTGAACACTCTGTCTGGATGCAGCAGCGTGTCGGTATTGCCACGAACATGATCAATCCACAGACCAGCAAGATTCACCGTCACATGCTGTATCGCTCGGCCTGGGAAACAAAAATTGCCTTTGGTGATACCGAAGCCATGACGAATTTCAAGCTGCGCGTAGCAGAGGGATTAGGGGTCAAGACGGATAAGCTGAGCAAAGAAAAAGCGTTAGCTAAGTTCACTACGACTATCGCTAAGCCAGAAATCAAAGCAGCCGTGGTCGTCCTGGTGAAGTCATTGACCGGTACCGATAGTGGTGTCTTGTCCGAGAATGATCAGACTGTATTGGTCGCTGGTGTTAAAGCTGGTGGTGAAGACATGCACTCGCTCGACGCACTGATGGCCATGGCCCAGATGGCGTTGGCCAAGAAGGAAGGCAAGTCAGATTTCACTACTCAAATGATGGCTGAGGTTGACGGTGTAACAAATGGCCCGATGCTGTCGCATCTGTTGCTTGGTGCAGCGAACTCGGTCAAGGAAATGTACGCCTTACTGAACCGTGGTGGTTTCTTTCAGCAAGGTAGTGAGCACATCGAATACAACAACTGGCGCGATGCACCAGAGAATTTCGACCTGTACGAAAACACTGCTTTGCACATGACGCAAGCGATCAATGCTGCCAATCTGGATCCTGCTCTCATGGCTTCGATCTACGCCTTTACCGGCGAACTAGCTGATAGCAAAGGCGTTGTGCAGAAGGCAGGCCGGAACATCATCAAGACTCCGTTGACGGCTATGGTATTTGGTTCGTCGGTGAACAATGCAGTTGATTCGATGGCTGACAACTTCATTGACTCAATCTACTCGGTCATTGAAGAAGGTGAGATGTCGAACAGCGATATCTTGCAGCACCTGGTTGGTCTGGGTGTTCGTCTGCCTGGTAACGTGGAGCTCATGGAACATGAGTTCACAGCACAGCAAACGCGTCAACTCAAGACAGTGTTCAAGGAATCCTTGGGTAAGGCCGTTGAAGAAACGATGAAGCAAGACTTTGAAGTGTTCATCGCGCAGCGTACTGAGTTCAACAAAACTGCACAGCTGACGTTTGAAGTGTACAACGCGGTGTACCAGGGACTGCGTGAAGAGCTGACGACTCAGCTTATTGCTGACGGTGAGATCGCAGTCAACAAGACTACTGGTGTACCGTTGCATGATCTCACCAATGCACAGGAAGCAGACCTACGTAAGCAGACGGCTGCCTTGATGCCGGTAATGAACACGCCTATGTCTCAGGAATCAAACAACCTGAAGGCAGGCATCATGGTGGCCAAAGCCGAGCGTAAGCTCTCGGACAAAGACACCTATCAGAATGTGGTGAAGTTCGGCCAGCCTTTCGCTGATGGCAGCAAGTCCACCCAGGTTCACGGCTATGAAGTATCCCCTGCTGGACCAGGTGTGGCTATGGTCCCAGTCAGCATGCACTCGGCCGACTCGGCTATTTCGGTACGAGCAAACAAGGAGGGCAAAGCCTTGAACATTCACGATGCACAAGGTCATGGCGTGGGTGGCATCATCGAAACTGCACGTAGCATGAACGAAGCGACGTGGGACACGATGCTCAACTACTCGCCGGCGTCTGAGGTACGTGATGCATTGCTGCGCACAGTACGTGGACTCAACGCCATGATGGCAGCGGGTAAAGTATCTGATGCAATCCTGACCAAGCTGGCTGTATCGCTCGTTGACTTCGCTGAGAAACATGAAGCACCAGCTGAAGGAGTTCTGTACCTGCAGGCTGAGTTAGCCCAGTCCCTGGCTTACCGTGCTGACAGTATGAAGTTGGACACCATGGCAACGATGGTCTCAGTGAATCAATATGCGATGGAAGGTGGTGCCTTCGCTGTCGAGTCTTCTCACCGTTCCTCGGCGGCCTCGCTGCGCTCGGCGCTTGAGGTCGGTGTTTCAGACGTCGACCGCTTGGCCCTCACCACTGTCAGCGATAAGCTGGAAGCAGCGATCAAAGCAGAGTTGGCCAAGCGTGATCCGAAAGCGCCAAAGGTCAAAGCCGATCCGGAAATGGATACGAAAACCAAAGGTTCGCCAGTGGCAGAGCTTGGGAAATCTGCGATCGCTTCAGACAAAGATTTGGTAGCAGCATTCACGGCTAAACCAGTAATGACACTAACTGAAGTAGCGTCAATGCTGAGTACAAAATTGACTGATCAGTTCCAGAAGAATCTACTCAATCAGCTGGCCAAGCGTGCTGATGTTGACCTGACAATCCGTTACGTGACCAAGGACACGTTACCAGCTGAGCTGATCAATGGTGCTGAAGCTAACTCCCGTGGCTGGTATGTCCTGGGTGGTAACGTGATCTACGTCATGGCACCTGAATTCAAGTCTTCTGGCTTGACGACTGAACTGCTGATGCACGAACTTACCCATGCTGCGCTGGCCCAGATCATTGAGCAATCCCAAGCCGATGGCAAGGGTGCTGCTTACGAAATGGTGCAAGAGCTTGAAGTATTGCGTGAGAAAGTAGAAGCCCGTTTGGCTGCCACTGGTGAAACAGGGAAGTTTGGTAACGCCACCAGTAATGTCCATGAACTGGTGAGCTGGGGCATGACCAATACCGATTTCCAGGCTGTGCTGGTTGGCATTGAGATGGCACCAAAGAACGCCGGCAGCTACTTGTTGAACGGTATGAAAACCTTCGTGAAGATTCTTTCCTCACTGGTTTTCGGCCGCCCGAATGATGCGATGGCAACTGGTATGGATGTGCTGATCACCAACGTGGCAGGCTTGCTGAACAAGACAAGCAAAACCACTGCAGCACCTACTCAACTTCGGTCGTTAAGCCAGACCCAACCAGTACGTAACCTAAGTACTCAGGACATCTATGCTGCCCTGGCTCAGTCGAACAATGGTGCACAGATCAGTGCTGAACATGATACTCATTTGCAAGGGTTGCTCTCTACGCTGGTTAAGTCAGTGTATGGTCCTTTCGGTTCCTTCAAAGCTGCATTGATGGAACAAACAGCACAGGATCCGCTTGATGTTTACGCCCAGGCATTGAGCACCGGTGAGGCTCCATTTGCATCTGAATCTTTGGCTGCTGGTTTTGGTTTCACCAACCAGGAAGCTTTCGTACTCGAACAAGTTGAAGCCACCATGCGCACTGCACTGTCGAACAATGACGGTGTGATGACGGTAGCTTACAAGGAAATGACCCGTCTCTATAACGAGGTCCGTGCCAAGCTAACGGTTGAGTCATTCCATAAAGGCGATTGGGCCACAGCTACTCAGATTGAAAAAGACCAGGCACAAGCACTGTACGATTTTGTCTTCGCTATCAAACAAGATGCCACGGGCAAGAGCGATTACATGAGCCGCTTCGCTGCCCTGGGATTGGTACATTCTGGCTTCCGTGAGCTGTTGAATTTCAACACCGCTACCGGTGCTACGAGTAACCCAAGCATGGGTTTCAACGAACGACTGAATAAGATTTTCAATACGGTTATGAGCTGGGTAGCCGGCCGCCTGACCAATACTTTCCGTGGCCAGCAAGCAGACCAAAAGCTCAATGCTCTGGTCAAGCAGATGGTTGAAATCGAAGCCAAGCGCAATGAACGTATGATCTCTCGTGCATCGCAAGCGTTGAACAGCATTGCTGATACCGCCGAGGACATGAGCGACAAGGTACGTGATGCGGTTGAAGCATTTGGTAAGAAGCCGTTCTTCCAGAACAACGCAAATGCTTTCGTTAAACTGGCAGGTAACACTCTGTCTACCGTAGCAGGCGATCGTGTTGATGGGATCATGGAAGCCTACCTACGCTTGCGCGATAAGACGATGACTGGGCAACTGGGTGTAGCTGCTTCATTGCTCAATGAAGTACGTGGTGCAACCGACTTGAACAAGGTTTACCACTTCCTGTTGCGTAGTACTAAGCACCTGGAAGGTATTCGCAAGGACACTATCAGCAGCATTTCAAAAGCAGTAACAGGATCCTTTGCCAATGATGGTGAAGACCTGACGGATGAACATAAGAAAGCAATGACCGCGGTGGTATTGCGTGGTGACATGCAGTCTCTGCTGGGTACCTATACGGTGGCCCAACTGCAAAACCTGGTCAACAGCTCAACTGATCTGCAGACTGAAATTGATCAGCATGAAGCACAGCTAGTTGCTGGTGGCAAGATGAACAGGTTCTATATCAACTCAGCTAAAGGGCTGGGTTACTTCATGGCTACTAGTAAGGTCGCCACGGCTCACCAGTTGATGAATGCTGGGAACATCGCACGCTTGTATGGTACGGGTATGGCGGCCAGTGTTACTACGGCACAGGTTCAGGCAGCCACGCCAATCATTGATCGTCTGGCTTCGTTGTATGCAATGAAGTATGCCAGCCGTGTTGATATGAAATTGGTATCTGAAGTCTTTGATGCGGAAGCTGCACGCACCGATGGTGGTCATGGCATTGAAATGATCATGAAGACTCACACGGCATTGCAGGTCGAAAGCAAAGACAAACTGTTTTCAGACAGCGAAGCTTTGCAGATGAAAGGTTATGTACCTGAAGTCTATGATCCATACATGACGGTGGTGATGGCTACTGATGACGAAGGTCTGCAGTTGATCAAAAAAGGCTATACGGCTATGCCCGGCTATTTGCCACGCGATGCAGCGGATCCTGTCAGTGAACAAAAGCGGATCTACTCTTTGCGTGATGGTGGTCTCAAGCAATGGAACTCGGGCATCATCAGCACGACTGATTCTAAAGCCAAGGGCAGCCAGGTAATCAATGGGGCACATCCAGTATCGGTAGCTGGCCAACAGAACATCGCAAACATGGCTGCTATTCGTGCCGGCAAGCGTGCGGCCATTCAAAGCATGTTCACTGGTACCGGCTTCGATCCAACGGTGAGCAAAGAAGCCCACATGGCACCAGTGCTTAATCCAAATGGTGATGTAACGAACTACCGCTACATGATGAGCAATGTCGTTAAAGACAAGCTGCTTAACCGCGACAACCGCACCGATCACCTGCTGGGCTCAATGGCTGGTAACACCTTCGACAAAGTAGCATCTAAGGTGCAGAACGCTAACGCGATCAAGGCATTGCATGAGCAATACAAGCTGGACTTTGCCGATCATCCGGAAACTTACTTGCAGGTTGGTCCGACATCGACCGATCCACAGCTGCGGGAAATCTGGGACATGCTGCCGCGAGAAACACAGCAGTTGGCTAAGAACCTGTTTGGTAAGGATGGCATGATGGTCCGCAACGATATCCTGGATATCAATTTCGGCTATCGTAAGCTGAGCATTGGCTCGGTATTCGACAAGGAAAAGGCACAGCGCAGCTTCGTCGAAAACATGTTCGTTGAAATCATGAGCTACGCCTTTAAGGACAAAGCTCAGCTGCGTGCACGTCAGTCGGAAGATATCTGGCAAGCGATCGTCAAAGAGACGAAGGCCAACCTGGTGGTCAAGAGCTGGTCGACCATGACAGGTAACCTACGGTCGAACTGGTCACAGCTCTTCCTGATGGGTGTATCACCAAAGCAGATTTTTGATAGCCACCGTGTAGCGTTTAAATCGGCTTGGGAATACAAGCAAGACAACGCCAAGCTGTTTGCTTTAAAGCATCAGCAAAACATCGGCCATTTTGAGCCGGGTATGGATTCGGCCAAAGCCAAGTACTTGATCCAGCGTCTGGAAGACAGCCTGGCTCGTAACCCAATCCGTCCATTGATTGATGCTGGCTTGATGCCTACCATCGTGGAAGATGTGGGCGTTGATGAGGACATCTACTCGTACAAGTCCCGCTTCACTGAAAAGGTGGACGGCTTTATCGACGGGATCAATCCACACATCCTGAAGGCTACGCAGCTGCTGACAATGCACCACAGCACGGCACCATACAAGATGATGAGCTATGCCACGCAGATCAGTGACTTCCTGGCCCGGTACACGCTGTACCAGCATGACATCAAGTCGATGAACCATGAGCAAGCAGTGCAGCGTGCTTCTGAAGCATTCATCAACTACGACGTCCCGACGCACCGGAAAATCCAGTACGCTAATGACACGGGGTTGATCATGTTCTCGAAGTACTACGTCCGCATCCAGAAGGTGCTTGGTCGTATCTACAAGGATGCACCTGGTCGGGTGCTGGCTCTTTTGGCAGCTGAGCATATGCTTGGTGACCAGCCTACTGTATTGGATTCAGGTTTCATCCATCACTTCGGTAATCCGTTTAACGCCGGCGCGCTGAGCTACTTTGGTTCACTGGATTCCGTGACCACGGTTAGCATTTTGGCTGCACCATTTACTACAAACAACTTTGGTCAATAATATGGTGGAGCAGACGGGACTACGTAGTTACCCGCACCTGACGCCGGGATTACCGCTTCGTCAGAAGTTTTACGCTGCTTTGCTGCCCCATTGATCTATGTGAAAAAAGCCCTGGACTCTGTGAGGAGGACCAGGGCTTTAGTGATGCACTGTAGCTTAACGTGGAACTATGTTGCATCATCCCCACGGTCTTGTTTGCGCTATTGCTTGAGCTGCCGCATTTGGCCTACTCTCACGCTGGACTGGACTTGTCCGCTGCTCGGTGATTCTACTACAAACCTGGTGGACAACCGGTGAGATTTGAACTCACGAAGATCGGACTCAAGCGGTGCACAGGGCACCTTCGTCAAATCAATAACCCTGCACTAGCATTAAGCCACTCTGCCACGGCGCCCGTACTTTTTACTACTGCGGTGCTTCACCGAAGAATGAATCAGCTTCAATATCCGCAGGGATATTGCCGTACTCTTCTTCAGACATGATCATGATACTCACACTGTCGATTTCACCCCAACCAAGACGCCGAGCATTCTCAGCAATGGTTTCACTGCTGACTTGTTCCTTGGTGTGGTAAACACGTCCGGACTTTGTAACGATTTTGGTTACTTGCATGATATCCCTTAATTATTTTAATTAAAAATGTTGATTGCTGACCGTGGCTACCACTAGTCATTCCATGCTCTAAGGGCTAATGGCCCTTACTCTAAAGTGCGCACAGTGCACAGAACTGCAACCAACACCAGAAAGCAGAAGATATGTATGTCCAGCTGTACAACCGAACTCAACCTTTTGTCTCGCAAACTCAGGGAGCGACCCAGCATGTTTACGTCTATCTGCTCTCTGGTCTTGGCCCCGTGAAAGGGAGTCGAACCCTCATACCTTTGGAGTATTTTAGAGTGCGTACGACACTCTGACTTTACCATTCGTCTACCACGGGATTGTGCTACCCACTAATGCGGGGCAGCTTAACGCAAAGACAGACCCTCATCGGCCCTTAATCTTTGAATACGTTGACGTTGACATCAACGTGTTGATACTTTCGGTTCGCTGGTGCGCTTACCAGACCGGCTACTTATATCAACAAGGGTGGAACCCTATAGACCGCCCCGCTTATTCGGTCACATTTCGCCTGTCTAGCTCAGGTTAGGGGTACATCACTTGGCAGTTACTTGGTGTGGGCCTACCCACTCGAATTACCTCACCTTAGATTGCGTCTTTGGCTTTCACTGTTGCTGATAAAAGTTCCACTCTTGTTGGCCTTCCCCGAAGGGAAGATACAGTGTTACTTTACATTACTTGCCCGGTATCGGAACCAGGTACGGATCCCGACAGCTGCTAGGACTATAGTGCCTACTACAGTTGCCAGGACAAGCAGGCCAGCCAAGATGGCTGAACCCGCTATCATCACGCCCAGTCCGAGGATCGCCAACATACCACAAGCGATCCATTTAAGGACGTTCATTTTAGCTTAGCCGAACAACGAGGTAGTCGGCTTTGCTTGTGCTTCAGCAACTACGGCCAGGGCTGGAGTAAGTTCAGTTACCTTGGCTTCAGCGATAGGTTCGGCTTTGGCCGCTTCGGTTTCTGGCGTGGCGACAGCTGCTACTGCAGCAATAGTTTCAGCCAGCGTAGCTGGTGCAACCTTGGCGACTTCGAGCACTTCATCAACTTCGACAACAACTGGCTCAGCTTCGACAACTGCTTTTTTGACCTTGTAGGTACCGATCACTTTGTTTGTGATCCCTGCATTGTTGTTCAGCATGGCTTGCACAGCCTGTGATGGAGCATCAGTACCTGGATCAACCTGATCGGTGAAGCCAGGAATGACCATTGAGTCTTCGATCGACAGAGCCGCCGACAGACCGTTTACACCGCGGCCCATCGAGAAGTCGATGCCCAGGGTTTTGTTTTGCAGATGGAAGCCTTGACGCTCGATGTACATGCGAACTGCTTTCTCGATGTCGGACTGCTTGAGTGTGATATTCATAAGACTCTCTTAAAACGATACTACGGTTGAATTACGCTGCCCTGAATTGCATCAGATGCAGCGACTGTTTAAAGCTGGTAGTACGGACGCCGGCATATATTGCGGCCGTGGCATCAGCCATATGCTC